CAAGTCCAACCAAAGGAGATAATATGTATTTAGATATGTCAGCAATTATTGGATTAATTATAGCATTAACAGCGAGCCTGCTTGCTTTATGCTATGCAACATATATAGTAAGACTGCAAGACCAGCACATTGAACGCTTAACTAGGAATAACTACAACAGAACTAGGAGAGAAACAAATGCGTAGCCGTGAGGAACTATTAAAAATCAAAGAAGCATTTGCCTATGCAATGCTTGACCTACTAGATGTATATGATGAGTTGCTTGCAACAGGCAGAGTATGGGTAGCCCCAGAGCCTACCATTAATGACCTACTTAAGAACGAGGAGGAATCCAATGCTTAGTATGAGTGATACTTTAGTAGATGAGCCACCAGTATGGGAGCATACCGTGTGGATTATGGCCAAAGTTAGATGCCGAACTACACATATAAATGTAGATACAGCAGGCGATGAAGCCCTTGATGACCCATCAGAATGGTATGTGCTAGAGTTTGATAAAAGTATAAAGCACAGTCAAGAGATTGTTAGGGTGAAATGATTGACGAGTTCATTGCAAGTTCATACCTCACAGCAGCACAAACCTGGACATTCCTCATACTCTTTGGATATATCGTATGGAAGGTTATTAAATGAAAAAGTTATTAGCAAAGTATTTGAGTTGGCTACTGGCATTCTTCTCGATGCCATTCTTACCGAGTCCAAGTTACGCAGTAGCAGTAGCCATACAGATAGAGGAGAACTGCATAGACAAAAGCAATTGGACACCACGAATGGCCAAAGCATATGCCAAAGCCTTAATAAAATACGAGTACCCACATTGGAACAAGTCTGAATGGGTAGCATTAAATAAACTTTGGGGCAAAGAGTCGGGCTGGAAACATACAGCGGACAACCCCAAGTCCAGCGCATATGGAATAGCACAAGTATTAAATACAGAGCCAGGAACCCCAGCCCCGCTTCAGATTGAGCGTGGGCTGGTGTATATAGAACACCGCTACGAGAAACCATCAATTGCTTGGGCGCATTGGAGAGCAAAAGGATGGTATTAAACAACCAACTAACAAAGGAGATAAAATGGCAAGAGGAAATGGCAGGACAATTAATGTAAAGATACCTACAGCCAAGGTAATCGTAGCATTAGAGCAAGCACTAACAAAACTAGAAGCAGAATACAAATCACAAGATAATAACGAAGCAAAGTATCAAAAAGCATATGCTAAATGGAATAAAGATATGATTAAGTATGCTTTAGATAATGCATCTAAAGGAGAAAACATCAGAACAAACTACCGCTTATGGAACAATACACTTAACATTGACTTTGATATTAAAGTTGATGAAAAAGAATTTCCTTCAATGCCTGAGCGTGACTTTGAAACAATGAGTGTTCACAATTATCGTGATACTAAAGAGGAAATTGAGAATGCTATTCGTATTCTTAAAATGACAGATGAAGAGACGGTATCAACATCTACATACAATTCGATAGCAAAATACCTCTAAAGAAATCGGGCGCCCGCCAACAGGGGCGCAGCGCCCTCAAAAACAAAGGAGATAAAGTGATAGACAGCAACATAATGGATACACTTCGTGAAGAAGTAAAGTCCGAGTTGATTAATCAAGAAGGTAGATATAATCCTCTTGACCGCGATGTAAATGTTCGCATCGTAGAGGATATTCGTGTAGCAATTGATGAGTTAGCAGATGGAGTTATACCATCAGCCCAACACATAGCAGAAGTAGCCATTGCTACTAATGAAAACCTACAAATCCGTGACTTTCTAATGGGTATTAGATTAGAGAAAGATATTAATTTTGTAGGTGAATACATATCATTACTTGGTAATGTAATAGTAAAAGAAAAAGCAATACCATTAGCCACAGTATTTTGTGGATACTTGTATGAAGCAGAGCAAAAAGAATATGCATCAGAGTTTCTTAATAGTATTTTAGAAACTAATCCTGATTATTCTTTGGCTAAACTATTACGCCGAGTATTTGATGCAGAATGGGAACCATCTGAGTTCAGAAAAATGTCAGAGTATTTACATCCAAAAGTAATTGATACTATATATGAAATAGAAAACGGAGATAGCAATGACAACTAATACAATTATAGGCACAGCCAGGAAAGCAGCCTGGCATAAAGCAGGTGTAGCAGTAGAGGCTACATCAGCCAGTGAGGTAGCCAGTCAAGCAGGACTAGACTGGTCAGTATCTTTGCACGATTTAGAAGCAAACTATGTAGTTCCAGGTAGCGATACAGTTAATCGTATATCAGTAGAAAATAAGAAAGCAGTTATTAAAACCACACCATTTGGTGAGACATCAGCAATAGGTGTAGTTGGTAATCGCTATAAAGTATTTCAAAATGCTGAAATCTTTGGAGCACTAGATAGTTTAATTGATTCTGGTGGTATGAGATATGCAGCAGCAGGTGAGTATGATGGTGGTGGTAAAGTCTGGATGTTAATGGAAATCCCAATGGAGATGACTATTGCTAATGACCCACACGCTGCATTCTTATTAGCCAAAACTAGCCACGATGGTAGTAGTTCAGTAATCATCAGGCCAATCATTGAGCGTTTGTTTTGTATGAATCAAATCAATAAGATATATAAAGGCAAGAACAAGTATACTTATCAGTTAAGTCACACAACTAATGCTCAGTTATCTATATCAGAAATTAGTAACATCATTCAACTAAGTTATGATATGGCTACTGATTACACAGCACTAGCAGATACATTACTAGCCAAAGAAGCAAGCCACGAGCACGCAAAAAATTATTTCAAGCGTGTGTTTCCACTACCAACTAAGATAGAAGAAGTTAAATATGACCTATTATCTACAGGTGAAAAGAAACAATATACTCGTGCAATGCAGGCCAGAGAAACAGCATTCAACATCTATGCTGCCTCTCCTACACAGGAGAACATACGCAACACAGAGTTTGGTATGTGGCAAGCAGTTATAGAATGGGCTGACTACAATGCAAAGGGTAAGAACCTAGCATTGCGTGCTATGTCTGGTGCTAGTGATAACATTAAGACTAGAGCATTAGAATTGCTAGGTGTGTAATGGGTAGAAACTTTGCTACAGAACTAGCCAGTTCTGATACAGATTTAGAATACCAAATTAAACTACACCTACGACACAACCATTATCCAATGGTTCCAGTATCTATGGTGCAACCTTGTATATACGCCATTGAAGCGTGTAATGAAGAGTGTTATAATAGAATGATAGAACTACCAAGTGGAGTTCTCTGGCGTGGCCAGAGTTCAGCGCCTGCCCACGCCATTGTGGAAGGTTACCACTTAGACCCGTGGTTACTACAAGAATAGGAGATAGAAATGACAATGTATTACACAGAACTAGATGGTGCCGAACCAACGGTATCTATTCAAGTAAAAGATACTAAGTATACTTTTACCAATGAATCACTTACTAGATTAGTAGAAGAAAAAGAACAACTCAAAGTAGAATTACAACAAGTTGAGCGTAAATTTAAAAGCGCTCAGTATGATGTGCGAGAGTTCTTTCAGGCTAGGTATGAAACAGACCATAACGAAATTGTGGCTGAAGTAGATGATGTTAATAGTTTACTTAAAGATATAGGTAGTGAAGAACTAACTAAATCTTGGTCTGCTACAGTCATAATCACAGCCACAGTTACAGGTATAGAAGCACCTAATGCAGAAGCAGCCCGAGAAATCATTGAAGATAATATTGAACTCAACCTTGGTGCAGATGGAGATATTTGGGTAGACGATGTAAGTGTAGAGTCTACCTACCCTGAAGCCTAGTATGTGATATACTAATCTTGAGTGCCCCTGGTTTCGGCTATCTCCTTTCTCAGGGGCAACTCATAAAGGAGAGCAATGGCTAAGGTAGAAATAGATAGAGATAGATATGGTAGGCCATTAATAGTTCCACCATCAGGTGGTAAAGCAGTGGCTTATACTAGAGCAACTACAATTGCTAACTCATTAGATGATGCGTCAGCATTGGTAGCCTGGAAGATGCGTATGGCAGCAATAGGTTTAACTACACGGCCAGATATATTGTTATCTATCAGTGCAGCACAAGAAGATAAGATGGCAGTTAACTCTTTGATTGAAGATGCTATGCAAGTAGCAGGTGCAAACAAAGCAGCAAACATAGGCACAGCCATACATTCATTTGCAGAAAGATTAGATTTAGGACAAGAGTTAGGTGTAATACCACCAGAGTATTTACCTGATATCAAAGCATATGAACAAGCAACTAAAATTCTCAACAAGAAATTCATAGAACAGTTTAGTGTGTTAGATAAATATAAAATTGCTGGCACACCAGACAGAGTTGTTGAGTATAACGGCGAGTTATTTATTGCAGATATTAAGACAGGTCGAGTAGACCATCCTAATAACATAGCAATACAGTTGGCTATATATGCCAACGGCTTGCCGTATGATGCGGCTACGGCAACCCGTGGCAGTTGGGGAGAAGTAAACAAAGATAAAGCAATCATTATACATTTACCTGCAGGAACAGGTACTTGTAAGTTAATGTGGGTTAACATCAATGAAGGCTTTAAAGGTTTACAATTCGCAATGAAAGCAAGAAAATGGAGAGACCAAAAAGGTCTATCCTATCCGTTCGAACAGGAGAACAAATAGTGTCTCACTCAGAAGCACCAATTAGCATCACAATCAAAACAGCAGCAGGTAGTTTAGTAACAGTCCGTGCAGAAAACGGAACAGAACTAGATAAAATAGTTGCTGAAGGATTAGATGCAATCACATCAGCCACAATGGAACTTGAGAAAGCAATCCGTGGCACCATACCTACACCTATGACAGTAGGACAAGTTGCATCAGCACTAGGCGCAAGTATCACACCACTAGATAACTCAACTACTACGCTTGGTGGACGCAATTGTCCACACGGAAAGATGACAGCAATACAAGGAACAGGTAAAGATGGTTCTATGTATCGTGGTTATTTCTGCCCAGCACCAAAAGGTGCATTTGATAAATGTAAAAATGTTTATCTAAAGACCAGCGACTCAGCCTGGAACACATTTGTTCCAGACCAGGTTAAGTGAAAACACTTAAGCGCTCAATTAAAAAAGCCGAGGTGGGGGGCGAACCTTTGCCCCCTGCCTTTCAGGCATTTGAAAGAGCAGGAATCATACTACGCAGAGCAGAAGTAACAGTAATAGCAGGCACTCCAGGTGCAGGTAAGTCATCAATTGCATTAGCAATTGCAGCCAGAACTAAACTGCCAACACTTTACTTTAGTGCAGATACTAATGCTCATACTATGGCTATGCGTTTAATTGCAATGGCAGGTAATATGAGTCAAGCAATGGCAGAAAACTTACTAAAAAAAGACCCAGACAAAGCAAATGAAATACTATTATTAAATAATCATTTGTTCTGGTCATTTGAATCTACACCTACATTAAAAGATTTAGATGAAGAAGTATCTGCATTTGAAACAGTATGGGGCAGAAGTCCTACACTTATAGTTGTAGATAATCTAATGGACATAGCAATGGATGGACACGAAGAGTTCCAAGGTATGCGAGCAGCAATGAAAGAACTCAAGTATCTAGCCAGAGATACAAACGCAGCGGTACTTGTATTGCACCATACCAAAGAAGGATTTGAAGGTTATCCTTGCCAGTCACGGTCATCTATTCAAGGTTTAGTTAATCAAATACCAGCAATGGTATTAACTATTGGGCAAATGAAACAAGGAGATGATAACTTTTTGTGTGTAGCCCCAGTTAAGAATCGTTATGGTAAGGCAGACCAAACAGGAAACAACTATGTAACTCTTTCATTTAATCCAGAGTCTATGCATCTAGATGATGTTATGATTCGTTATATGCCACAACAACAGGAGTTGGGATGAGTAATCCACGCAAAGTAAAAGGTTCCAAAGCAGAAGCAGATGTAGTTAAATGGCTAAAAAAATGGTTCCCTTATGCAGAGCGTAGAATTGCAGGCTCACAGTTAGACAAAGGCGATATTGCAGGGGTTAACGGTGTGGTTATAGAAGTAAAGAATCATTATCGTTTAGATTTATCTGCTTGGGTAAGAGAATTAGAAGTAGAAATCAAAAATGATAAAGCCTGGACAGGCGCAGTAATACACAAACGGATAGGCAAAGGAGATGTCGGCGAATGGTATGCAACTATGCCAGCAAAAATATGGATAGAACTAATAAAGGAGATACTAAATGAACGAAGAAATTAAGAATATTATAGATGAATTAAAAGACTATGCTGAATGGCACAATAGATTAGCAATAATGTATGAAGGTCAAGACGATAACAGTATGGTTAATGGACATTACATTGCAAAACATTCATATGAAAAGGCTTTACATATTATAAGAAAACATACCAACAAGGAAGGAATGTTAAAACTTGTTAAATGAAATACTTATTATGCTAACATTCTTTCAACAAGAACTGATTGGATTATTGTTATGGATAAGCACAGTGTTGCTGCCTACCTAGAGCATATAGGCGCCACCCTGCCAGCAGTTGGGCACGGTTGGCGCAAGATGAAGTGCCCTTTCCACGGTGATAAACACGCTTCAGCAGCAATTAATTATGATGAAAATAAATTTAAATGTTTTGGTTGCGAAGCACAAGGTGATGTATATGACTTAATTAGATATAGACAAGGAGGTAGTTATAGTGAGGCTCTCAAATTCGCAGAGAACATTTCTTTACCAAGCAACGGAGGAGTACGCAAAGCATCTGCATCTCGCAGAACAGTATCTTTCAACCCGTCATCTCTCGGTAGAAGAGGGAAAGAAATTTCATTTAGGGATAGTTAAAGACCCATTGCCTGGACACGAATCATACAAAAGTAGATTAGCAATTCCATATATAACACCATCAGGTGTTGTTGATATTAGATTTAGAAGTGTCAATGATAATCCAGATGAACCTAAGTATATGGGTATACCTGGGGCTAAAACTACTATGTTTAATGCACAAGCAGTTCTAACAGCAGACAGTTATATATGTGTAACTGAAGGTGAGTTAGATACAGTAGTACTATCAGCCAAAACTAATCATCCATCTATTGGTATACCAGGAGTAAATAACTGGAAACCATACTATGGAAAGATACTAGATGATTTTGAAACAGTAATTGTATTAGCAGATGGTGATAATGCAGGACTAGAGTTTGGCAAACGACTAAGCAGAGAACTAACTAATGTTAATTTATTACAAATGCCAGAAGGACACGATGTTAATAGCATCATTATTCAAGAAGGAAAGGAGTGGATAGATGAGCGAATTAGAAGATGCCTGGGCAAGTGATGAAGATTTTTGGGATTTCGTAGCAGAAAATAAACGTATGGTTGGCCTTGCTATATCAGATGGTCAAGGTTTAGATATACTTAATGCACTACGAGATGTATATGTAACTATAGAAAATTCTCCAGATAGTGCTATGCGTATGCTTACCTTATTAGGTACAGTTATATACGCTAGTAGTATAGGAGAAGGCAAACTGTTTACAGATGAAATACAAATAACAGCAGCAATGGAACAATTCGATACTAGCATTAAGGAAATATTAGATGAAGAATCCAAGTGATGTAGATGTTATTATAAAAGAATTAAGAAAGATTTTACTTAAGAAGCAGGAAGATTACGGCCCATTAAATATATCCCACGCCCCAGGCGGGGCTATGAATGGGTTACGGGTTAGGATGCACGACAAGTTAGCCAGGCTAAATAACTTAGTAGATAAAGGCAACACGCCCAACTTTGAGTCAATAGAGGATACTCTAATAGACCTAGCAAACTATGCTATAATAGGACTATTAGTACAAAGAGGACAATGGGAAGGCGCTGATGAAAGAGCAAGAACTTTACGAGTATCTCAAAACAAATCAGTTTTCCGACCTAGAAAAATCTAATAATAGTTTTGATGGATTTGATTGTATTACTAAAAAATATGGAATGTTTATTGAACTTAAATCTAGACATACACATTATGATACTTTATTATTAGAAAAAAAGAAATATGATTTTTTAATAACCGAAGCAGTAACTAATGAATTAAAACCATACTATATTAATTCAACGCCAGAAGGTATATGGCAATTTAATTTATTAGATATTAAAGATATTAAATGGGAACAAAAATGGTTACCAACTACAACAGAATTTACAAATACAAATAAAAAAATAAAAGAAATTACTTTTCTTCATATAGATATAGGCATAAAATTAAAGTGAATGAAGAGTGGGTACAAGAGTATGATTTACTTGTATCTTTGCTTGCCTCTGAATACTACAGAAAATATCCTATGCTTGATGTCGAGGATATTAGACAAACAATATGGATGTGGTTTGTTACCCATCCAGTTAAATATAAAGAATGGTCTAAGTTACCAGCCAAAGATAAAGAAAAACTAATTGCTAAATCATTGCGTAATGCAGCGCTTAAATATTGTGAGAAAGAAAAGTCTATTAAATCTGGCTATGAATTAGTCGACCTTTATTACTATGACGCCTCAGTTATTGAGGCATTTTTGCCATCTATTATTGCGGGTAGTTATGAATTGCCTAATAAAATTAAAGACCTTAACTTTAAGTTTGGTAAAGGTGAAGTTACAGACGGAAATAACTGGCTAGTATTACGGTCAGATATAGAAAAAGCATTCAATCAATTGGCAGAGGCAAAACAAAATATTTTAAGACTGCGTTTTACTATGGAAAACTGCGAGTGGACTGAGTTAGGGAAAGAATTAAATACATCTGCTGATGGTGCAAGAATGCGAGTTACTCGTGCAGTTAATTCTATAGTCAGAAACTTAGGTGGCTGGCGTACATATGTAGATACAGACACAATAGAAAATAATCCAGAGGATAGCGATGACAGAAAAGAATCCTAAAGAGATAAAAGATTTATTTAAAAAAGATTACAGCAGAGCAATGGACCTGCGTGGTAATCCAATAGGTGATTTTTGTTTATGTGGTTCAGAATTATTTACTGCTATAGTAGCCTTTGAAAATGGCGAGATAGCCTTTTATTTTTTAGATGGTGAATGTGTAGAATGTGGCTCACTAGTTACTTTACCTACCCCAATAGATGACATAGGAATGGATTGTGATTAATGCCTTACTATGATTTTGAATGTAAGACTTGCAAACTAGTGATAGAAAAAACTGAAACTAATCCACCAGATTGTACCTCTTGCGGAAATCTAATGGTTCGTATATGGTCTTCCACACCAGTACATTTTAAAGGAACTGGATTCTATTCAACGGGGGGATAATGAAATTTAGTAGCACACCAGCGTGTTCAGGTCTTGATGTAGAACTATTCTTTACAGAAGAGAAAGGAAACTACAGTCATCTTGATTTTATAAAAAAAATGTGCAATACTTGCCCAGTACAAGTCGAATGCTTTGACTATGCAATTGAACACCTAGTCCACGGATTGTGGGCAGGAACTACTAAAGATGAAAGGGATACATACAGAAGTAAACACGGGATAGTTGGAAAGACAGTTGTCCCAGCCTCTGTATTTGATGATGTCTATTATAGTGAACTTGAGTAAAGATGAAGTAAGAGTCTGCACTCTACTAGCAGTAGAAAGATGGTTAACTAAATTTGGCTCTAAAGATAAACCTAACTATGCACAAGGTAAAATAGATGGTAAGTTAGAGCCAGAAATAAATGCAAATATACGGGCTAATGTATGTGAATGGGCAGTAGCAAAACAATATAATCTAGGTTGGAATACACCTTGGTATCCTAATGTTTTACACGCTAAACGATATCCAATATCTGATGTAGGAAATAACTTAGAAGTTAGGTCTATCAGAACTCAAACTAGTATTGCTTTTTGGAGTAAGGATAGAGGCAAGATTATTATTGGAACTAAATGTTTAGATGCAGAATATTATTCTGAAGTAGAAATATATGGCTATATAAAGCCAGATGACTTTGCTAAGGAACAATACTATGATAGTTATATAAATGGATGGCGTGTACCTATTACAGAATTTAAGGAGTATGATGCTAGAATTAACAGCCAAACATAATCCTCCAAGTGGCACAAGGGTTATCTAAGTAGCAGGGGAACTGCTTAGAAAACAAGAAAAGCCCCCGCTTTCTAGTATCTCTACTAGGGCGGGGGTTATTCGTGTCTATAAACAGCCTTTAAAGGCTAATTAAGGGTATTTATTTAGAGCCTAGACCATACTCTTTTTCGGTCTTATCTGCCCATTTAGCCAATGGTGCGGTTACAGAACCGATTAGGATTGCATACTCTGGTGATAGGTCAGCAGCCAGTGCTAGTCCCATTGTTACTGCTGATGCTAGTACAGCGCGAAGATAAGACTTGACTGCAGCCTTAGTCTTCTTGCTCTTTAACTTAGCAATTAAATCTTTCATTTGTTCTCCTTCTTCGGTAATGGCTTTGTTGCCGCTACCACTTTGTTTATTGTTGTTACTTTTCCCAGCCAAGGAAACCAAGGTGATGTATCATTACCGCAGTTATCTTTGATGGAAATATGTAGATGTTTATTGTGAGGATTAGAGCCAGTATATCTGGATTCACCATTCTTAACTGACCAAATCTTACCTTGAAATATTAGATACTTAACTCTTGAATCTGATTGTAGTTTCTCATAAATTTCAAAGCAGTCAATACCATTCTTAGGGTCGTGAGTTAAGTCTACTGCGTATCCTGTATTGTGGTCTGAGTTAGGACTCTGCTTGAGATGAGCAGCAGATGGTAGCAGACCATCGCTGGCTTTTTTGCGTTTCGGTTTTAACGCCGTCGCTTGACGGAGAACAGCAATTGCAGCAGGTGTGGCTCTCTTGGCAACAGTTGTCATTGTTCAACTTTCTTTATTCCTTTTTCTAGTAAAAACAAATGTAAAGCATTAATCTTGTCTGGTCTAAATCCTGACCAATTAAACTTATCGTATACAACCACAGGTGCTGACTTAAAACCTAATGCTTCTACAGTTTCTTTAGCACTATCATCTTGGCTCATATCTATAGTTGAGTAGGTTATATTGTGTCTATCTAATAACTTCTTAGTCATCTCGCATTGAATGCAATCTGGTAATGTATAAACTGTTACTGCCATATTATCCCCCTATAGTTTTCTAATCCAAACCTGCCAACCTTTACGGATTATCTTAACATCATCCTTATGTTTTGCTAGCCAAACATCTATTGCTGGCTTAGGGTTTTTATCTGTGCCATCTGGATGGTCCCATTCATAATCATCAAATGCCATAATGCCACCAGACTTAAGTAAGTCCCAAGATAAATCTGCATCTAAGGTAACTGATTCTGGTAGATGGTCACCATCAATGTAGATAAAATCAAACTTAACATCTCTATGTTCTTTTAGCCAGTCACCACTGAATGCTTTATGTGATGCTACTTTTTTAGCATAAGGCTTTATCTGTTCCTTATATGCTTCTTGTATATTATCCCAATCATAGACTGACTCGTGTGGTAGGTTGCCACACCAAGGGTCTACATCTACAAGTAATGATGTTGGGTCTGTAAGAATATTCTCTAGTAACCAAACAGATGCGTTGCCAGTAAAGACACCTATCTGTAAGAACTTAAGATTCTTTTTACCCTTGAACTCTGCTAGTCCTACTTCAAAGTCATTGACTGTATTGTTATCGTAAAACCATTTTGGAAAGTTATCTGCTTTCATCCCCACTACTTTCTACTTCTGTATTAAAATTTGGTATAAGGTATCTACTTTTTGTTCTAATCTTTCAACCTGGTCACGCAAACTTGAGCCACCATTAGGGCGAAGTTCAGATAGATAGTGTTTAACTAAGTGTCTAACTCCAACTGCTAACGCTCCGATTAAAGTAGATATGGCAACTGCTAATGCAGCCCAGTCATTAGGTGTCATAAGTATTATACCGTTCTAATAGTTATCTCAATTACTCCGCCAAAACCATCAAACCTTTTATCAGGTGGAGTCATACGGGTAAATGAGACTTGCTCAATAACTACCTGACGACTTTCGCCAGTAGTAAGGTCTTGCCAGGTAACAACGTCGCCATTCTCTTCAACTCCTTCTAGTAGTTGTAGTCGTGCTAGTGCCTTACCTTCATATCCAGATACAACATTGTATCTATCTGTTTCTATATCAAAACAATAAACAGGAAATCTCATAACTCTTTGACGAGGTGTAGCAATAGTAGCCTTTGCTTGATAGCCTTTAAATACAGGACCTAGGCTAGTAGTTGTAGTATCACGGGCAAGAACAAACTTGTAGGCTACATATTCTTGTGCTGTATCAGGTTGAGAAGTAGTAACTTCAACTGCAGTTACTCCCTCTTCATAAGTAATATGGTCATACTCAACACCATTTTTATCTACAGTTTCAAGTGTTAATGAACCATAGGTAAAGTCACCACGAGCAAGTAAACGTTTAAAGTTCTTAGGTTCTAATGTGCCGTATCTAATATATCCTGTAGTTATATAGCCAGTAGACATTAATGCAGACTCTGCCTCTAAGTATGAATAACCAGGTTTACCAACGAACCCAGTAGTTACTGCAGTAGATGCAATAGTTCCAGATGTAGTAGTTGTATATGTAATTGTATTTGTGGTTACTGAAGTAATAGTCCAGTTACCATCTAATGCTGTATCTACACCTATAACATATATATAATCTCCAGCCACAAAACCGTGTGCATTAGATGTAATAGTTGCAGTAGTACCAGTACGCTCTTTGTTAGTTACAGATTTTTGGTTAACTGCTTCTGTGCAAAATGCAAGTCTATTTGTTTCTCCTAAGAATGCACAAGATGTAGTTTCTACTCCTGATACACCTGAGTAATATAAATCATTTGCATAAGCAAAGCGTAAAGTTTCTATCTCATTACCAAGGTCAATACGGATAACTCCTGGCTCACCATCTACGCTAGTTGCACACCAGACGAATCTGTCTCGTGCAGCAAAGTCATAGCAAGGCTGAGTAGTTTCCACAATTAGTGGACCATAGTTTATGGAGCCATCTTGGTCAGAGACAACTGCTGCACGGATTCCCTTATTTGTCCCTATTAGCATATAGCCTAAGTAATAGTAAATCTTATGAATTTTTTCACCAACTGGCATCTCTGCTGCAGTAATGGCTGTAGTAAGGGTTGGCATAACGCCAGATGTATTAAGGGTAAACTTAAATATAAATGATTGAATACCACTATAGCCAGCAATATAAATAGCAGGACCTGATGCTGTAATTGAAGTAAAGATAATATCTGAATCAGAGTGTGTATATATAGCAGCAGGTAATGATGATGCTGATGTAGAAAACTCATATATCTTATTATTAGCAGCCATAACAATACGGTCTTTAACATATTCCATAGTTGCATTAGTTACTGTAATGCCAGCAGCGGTAAACAATACTGTTTTAGATGTAGAAGCATCTCCTGCTAAAGGTTTTCTATTTACTTCTAGTTTTCCAGATGGACCAGTATCATTAGTTACCCAATAGGCTTCAGTACCATCATCACATATTGCGTACACCTTGTCATCTGAACCAGCATTAAAATCAACAAAGTGAGTTTCTGTACCAGAAGTATCAATTTTATCTACATCATATCCATCGTGTAGCAATACACCATTATTACTACCCCATTTAATAGAGCGTAATTGTTGGAATGAACGACCATTAGATTCAACTGGGTATGTAGTTACGTGGCCAGTAGCAACATCTTTAAGTAGAGTTACCTCACCCTTAGTCCAAACATTAACACCTTTGCTATCTGTAAATCTATGGGCAACTGTCTCACCAGCAGATGGGTCATAAAACTTAATACCTTCACCACCGTGAAATGATGACTGACTTCTAATCCACCAGCCAGTAAGTGATTGCTCACCTGGTTCTGCTCCATTATCAAACTGGTCCTTCTTGTAAGGTGCAGTCTGTCTAATGTAAGGGCGTGCATCATTTATGGCATAGAAGAATGGTTGTCCACCAACTGCTACATCATATGAGTCAGATGTATTCTGCCAATATTGGCTTGTAGATACGATACCAACATCAACGGCAATGGCACGTTCTGCTCTGCCCTCTGTCAGGTCTCTCCCAGCGATAGTACACCTCCATATGGTATAATTTAACTATGAAAATTTGTATTGATTGTAAACAAGAATTACCAAGTTCTAAATTTCATATTAGAAATAATAGAAAGGTTGGCATT